TTTAACTTTAAATTCTCTTAAGAGTTCTATATCTACTTACAATACAGGCACATTAGCTGAAATACAAAATTTAAATCTTCATGATTTTGGTATTTATCTTCAATTAGAACCAGAAGAAGAGGAGAGACAAATGTTAGAACAGAATATTCAAATGTCTCTACAGCAAGGTGGAATTGATTTAGAAGATGCTATTGATATTCGTCAGATAAATAATCTTAAACTTGCCAATGATGTTTTAAAACAAAAACGTAAGAAGAAAACCGAAGCCATGCAAGAAGCCCAGAAAGCTCAAGCTGAGGCAGAAGGCCAAGCACAAGCTCAAGCATCGGAAGCAGCGGCAATGGCAGAAGTACAAAAGCAAGAAGCTTTTACATCGGGTAATATTCAATTTGAACAAGCTAAAAGTCAATTTGAAATACAAAGACTACAGACTCAAGCTCAACTTAAACAACAAGAATTACAATTCAAACACAAATTTGATATGGAATTAAAAAAGTTAGAAGTTGAAGCTATGAAAGAAAAAGAAAATCTTCTCGAAGATCGTAAAGACAAGAGAACAAAAATGGAAGGTACTCAACAAAGTAAAATGATTGAGCAAAGAAACCAAAGTGGATTACCTACTGATTTTGAAAAAGAAACCCCAGAACAATTTAGTGGTGCTGCGGGTGTTTAATTAATTTTATAATATTTTATTATGTCAGAAAAACAAACAAAAACAAAGCCTGAGGTGACTGAAGAAGTCAAATCAGAAGGTGGAGATATGAAAATCAAATCTAAACCTAAAATGAAACAATTTAAATCTAGTAATGAACCTGTTAAGGTGGATTTAACTAAAGATCCTAATGTAAAAACAGAAGAAATAATTAAAGTAGATTTAACTAAAAAACAAGACGATGCCATTCAAATCGGAGAAACAGAGACGGTGGATGTGGGCAAACGAACCGGAGATGGCGAAAAGGTGGACGCTGGAGGAGACACAACCAACGAAAAGTCCAGCTCGCCTATTGAAGAAATTCAAGAGATGGCCGAAGAGCCGGTACAAAACAAAGTAATAGATGAGGTTTCAGATCCTACTTCTAAATTACCAGAAAATATTACAAAACTGGTTGATTTCATGGAAGAAACAGGAGGTACAGTAGAGGATTATGTAAGATTAAATGCTGATTATTCTAGCATAGATGAAGAAAAGTTATTAAAAGAATACTATACACAAACCAAACCACATTTAAATGATGATGAAGTTGCTTTCGTAATGGAAGAACAATTTTCATTTGATACAGATATTGACGAAGAGCGAGACGTCAAAAGAAAAAAACTCGCTAAAAAAGAAGCAGTTGTAGAAGCCAAAAACTTTTTGGAAGATTTAAAAACTAAGTATTACGATGAGATCAAGTTGAGACCAGGCGTAACTCAGGATCAACAAAAAGCAACGGAGTTCTTCAATCGCTACACTAATGAACAGGAATTAGCTGAGCAAAAGCATGAAAAATTCCTTAACAACACTAAACAACTTTTTACTAATGAATTCAAAGGTTTTGATTTCGAAGTTGGTGAAAAGAAATTTAGATACGGTGTTAAGGATCCCAATGCAGTTGCAGAAAATCAATCTAATCTAAACAACTTCGTCGAGAAGTTCTTAGACAAGGAAGGTTACGTTAAAGATACGAGAGGTTATCATAAAGCTATGTATGCTGCACAAAATATAGACAAAATAGTAAATCATTTTTACGAACAAGGTAAATCAGATGGAATAAAAACAGTTGTGGAAGGATCAAAAAATCCTGGAACAGATGTTCGTCAAACAGCTGGAGATATTAATCTTGGTGGATTTAAGGTTCGTGCTATAGACGGTGTAGATAGTTCTAAGTTGAAAATTAAACGAAGTAAATTTAACAATTAAAATTAAACAATTATGGGTGTATTAAGTCCTCAGTTTGGGAGTCTTATTCCATCACAAACAATGCAAGCTTTAGATGGTAATTATCTAAACTTTGCTACAGGTGGTGCGAATGATTTTGCTCAACAATATCTACCGGAAATATATGAAGCCGAGGTAGAGCGTTATGGAAACAGAACGTTAGGTGGTTTCTTAAGAATGGTTGGCGCTGAAATGCCAATGATGTCTGACCAAATAGTTTGGTCTGAACAAAACAGATTACATATTGCGTATGATGGCGTAAGTGTTGGTGCAGCTGCTTCGCAGTTAACCATTAACAATGGTACAAACGTACTAATGCCAAATATGACAGTTGTAATTATGGATCCAAATGATCCTTCATTTACAGTAAAAGCTATTGTAGATAATTCAGGTGCATTTGATCCAGCTGGTATGGGTGCTGCTAATTTAGTAGACGTTATACCTTACACTAGAGCTCTTGCAAATCCAGGGATAGCTAAAACTAACCTTAAGGTATTTGTATATGGTTCTGAATTTGGAAAAGGTTCTACTGGTCCTGTAACTACAGGTCAGACTGGAGCTGGAGATCCATGGTCTATTCAACCTTCATTCACAACATTTAGTAACAAACCAATTATAATAAGAGACAGATACGCGGTAAGTGGATCTGACGCTTCTCAAATTGGTTGGGTAGAAGTTGCGACAGAAGATGGAGCTAGTGGTTATCTTTGGTATTTAAAAGCTGAAGGTGAAACTAGATTAAGATTCGAAGATTATTTAGAAATTGCAATGGTTGAAGGTGAGTTAGCTAATTTAGCGCAGGTTGCTGCGATTGTAGCTGCTGTTCCTTCTTTTGCTGGAGCTGGCGCAGTTGCTGGTTCTATTGGTACTGAAGGTTTATTTGCTGCTATTAATAATGGTGGTAATGTACTTTCTGGCTATGCTGGAAGTCTACAAGACTTTGACCAAGTTCTAGAAAATCTAGATACTCAAGGAGCTATTGAAGAAAATATGCTTTTCTTAGACAGAAAAACTGAGTTATTATTTGATAACATGTTAGCGACACAAAACTCTTACGGAGCTGGAGGTACATCTTATGGTGTATTTGAAAACTCTGAAGATATGGCGCTTAACTTAGGTTTCTCTGGATTTAGAAGAGGTTCATATGACTTCTATAAAACTTCTTGGAAATACTTAAACGACGCTTCTACAAGAGGTGGTTCTTCTAACTTTGTTAACGGTGACAACATCGATGGTGTATTAGTACCAGCTGGTACTTCTTCAGTATACGATCAGTTACTAGGAACAAACATTAGACGACCTTTCTTGCATGTAAGATATAGAGCTTCTCAAGCAGATGATAGAAGAATGAAATCATGGTTAACAGGTTCTGTTGGCGGTGCTGCTACTTCTAATTTAGATGCTATGGAGGTAAATTTCTTATCAGAAAGATGTCTTTGTACTCAAGCTAGAAATAATTTCGTATTATTTACAGCTTAATTATTATTTAAAGGAAAAGGCGCTTCGGCGCCTTGCCCTTTATTTTATTAACTATTTAATTATATTATATTATGGAAAACAATGAAAAACAAGAAGTTGTAATGGAAAAACCAATTAAGGTTAAAACTCCATCACAACCCAAAAAACAACCACATCCAGAAGATGGATGGGAAATAAAAGATAGAAATTATTTTCTAACTGGGAATAAAGAGCCTTTAACTTTTACAATGAAATCAAGACATACAGAGAAATATCCTTTGTTATGGTTTGATCCAGTGAAAAAAGAACAAAGAGCTTTAAGATATGCGACTAATCAACCAACTCCATTTGTAGATGAACAAAAAGGAGAAGTGACATTAAGACATATTATGTTCCAAGATGGTACTTTACATGTTCCAAAAGAACATCAGGCTTTACAAAAACTTTTATCTTTATATCACCCGGATTTAAACGGAAGGTACGAAGAAGTTAAGAAAATTCAAGAAGCTAAAAATGAATTGCTAGAAATGGAAATAGAGATTGAAGCATTAATAGCCGCAAGAGCAATGGAGATTGAAATGTCTGAAGCTATATTAAGAACCGAGGTTGGTTCTGAAATAAACCAATTAAGTTCGAAAGAAATAAAAAGAGATTTAATTAGGTTTGCTAAGAAAAGTCCTAGATTATTTCTTGATTTAGCTAAAGATGAAAATGTTCAATTAAGAAACTTTGGAATCAAAGCTATTGAAGCAGGGTTAATAAATTTATCTAGTGACCAAAGATCATTTACGTTAGGTAAAAATAAACGTAAATTATTTAATGTTCCATTTGATGAAAACCCACATTCAGCTTTAGCCGCATGGTTTAAAACTGATGAAGGTGTAGAAATCTATAGAGCAATAGATAAAAAACTATCTTAACATGAATACTAATAGGGGCGGCAACACGCCGCCTTTATTATAAATAATATACTAGAATGGCAATAAACGTAGATACTGTATACAAGACTGTTTTATTAATCCTTAATCAACAGCAAAGAGGATATATAACCCCTGATGAATTAAATAAAGTGGCGACTCAGGTTCAATTAAATATATTTGAAAAATATGAAGATGATTTAAGCCAACAGTATCGTGCCATACAAAATGACACCGAGTACGCAAATCGTGTCAAAAATATTGAAGAAAATTTACAATTCTTCCAAAGGACTGGAGCAACAGCTTATGTAGGTCCTCATTTTACTTTAACTCCTACAGATATCTATAGATTAGGTTCTGTATTTTATAGAGGTACTCAACTAACAGAGTACTCACAAAGAAATCAAATAACACAGTTATTACTTTCTCCTTTAACTCAACCAACAACAAGTTTCCCCGTATATCTATATGAGAATAACTTATTATATGTGTATCCTACTACAATTATAACTGGTACAGATATAACTATTTCTTATTTGAAAAAACCCGCTGATGTAATATGGGCTTATACTACAGGGACACTAGGACAATTTATATATAATGCTGGTAGTTCTACTGACTTTGAATTAAATGTATCAGAGCAAACTAATGTTATTACTAGAATATTAGCTTATGCAGGAATAATTATTAATGATCCTTCTATTATACAAATAGCTGCAGGGGAAGTACAAAAAGAAGAACAAAACTCAAAACAATAAGATATGCCTAGACCAGATGGTGGATTAATCCAAGAAACAAATTTACAATATTACGCGGGCGCGCAGATTATATATACTTCAGTTGCATTAACTACTGACTATACTTTTAATTTTAATACTGCTTTATCACTAGGAAGTACTTCGAGTTGGGCTATAACTGATCCTGAGTTTACTTTAAACAATTTTAGAATATATACAAGTCCTACAGGTTTAGGGGATTGGAGTGAATATTTAACTACTTATACGTTAACTATTAATCAAGTTGGAGCAAATCAACAAAGCGTTATAGTATTAGGTAATGCACAAGCTATAGGTACATATGTTAAAGTACAATTAAAAGAAGATGCTGTAGCTAATAACTATGGGGGCTATGAATATGTGAGTTTAAATGATATAGTCAATAACTTCATAGTTGGATATGTGGGTCAAGATAAATTAATACCTAGAGTTAATAGAACAGATGTTATTTTTCATGCAAAAAGAGGCTTACAAGAATTCAGTTATGATACATTAAAGAGTATAAAATCTCAAGAATTAACTGTAGCAGATAATCTTTCAGTAATAATACCACAAGATTATGTTAATTATGTTAAACTATCTTGGGTTGATGGTAATGGAATTAAACATACAATATTTCCTACACAGTTAACTAGTAGTCCATGGGAGGCTCCTTTGCAAGATAAATTTGGAGAAATTATTCAAGATAATTTTGAAGATAATATAGATGGTACTTCACAAACAAATGAAAGATGGGAAGG